TTAAAAAACCGGTTCTTTTGGCCAGGAGACACTCGATGACAGGTTGGCATCTATTCGGCTCAAAATAACGCGGTACCTCTTCCATAGAATTATATTTTCTTTTTCTAAATCTGTCGCCATATCTAAATCAACGGCATCCTGAAGAATTGATACTCTTTCTGACGCTTGCATCATTAGTGCTAATTTCGTCTGGATATTTATTGCCGTCAATTCACTATCTGATGGTTTCTCTGGAACTGGCGCTGTGTATTTCCCATCAACAAATGTTCCACCAATGACCCATGTTTCTTCAGCTTTAACTGATAAAAAACCTTCACCCGGAGTCCAAAGATCATCTTCTCCGTCACGAATAATCATATTAACGATCATCCCACTCCCAGCAACAATTGCGTAATTACTCATTATGAAATCTCCCATATATAAAATACACCCGGCGAGCCAGCACCACCTATCAATCCTGATTTACCCGGACCGGAGCAGGCCCCACCGCCGCCACCGCCATAATTATCTGCCTGAGCACCACTGGCCAGATCAGACGAAGACCTGTATCTACTTATTCCACCACGACTATAATAGGATTCACCTCCCTTACCGCTTATCATGTAGGTCCCAAGGATAAGCCCCGGAGTAGATGCACCGCCGTTAAGGCTTCCAAGAAGAATGCCGCCATTTACAGTAGGGGGTAAAGAATGTGATGTGAACTCGCTTGCCGTGATGCTGTTAGAGGGAAATGAATTGGAAGCTTTGGATAATTTACCGCCCGGACATATAAGCAAACTCCCAAAGGAAGAATCTCCTCCCTGACCACCTTCACCAGCTCCGGTTGATGTTGCCGAAGCCGCACCTGGACTACCTCCAGAACCAATTGTTACAGCGACAGCTCCTGTTGGCGCTGGAAACATCGCGCGTGCCCATGTTCCTCCGGCTCCTCCACCAGCCACTGAATACTGTCCTGATGGTGGTGTGGCCGAACCACCACCCCCACAACCACCTCCGACACCTTCTACAATAATATTTTTAGTGCCACGCGTTGGACTATACGAGCTACTCGCGGTTATAACTATTGGAGCGCTGATAAATCGGCCTGGTGTAAGCTTTATTATCGATGCTTTTAAATTCTCAAGAATAATATTGTCATTACCGTTATCAAGAACATCGACATCTGTTATATCGCAAATAAACTGAGCAAGAACACTGGACATTACTGTCCCTTGCCTCAATGCTTTATTTATTTGCGCAGATGAAGCTTTTCCTGATTGAAATCCAGTTAATAGCTCCGCGAGATTCTCATAATCTTCCTGACTGGAGACATTTGCTCCATAATTAAAAGCAAAAGGTTTGAAGTTATTTATAGACATTAAAGTGATACTCCCCAAGCGCCATTATCAAAACCGGCGATATATTGATTTTCGATATCGAAGCCAAAAAAAACATTGCCTTCAGATGGTGTAAATATTAAAGAACCAGCAACATATACTCCAGCCGCTTTTACAGTCAGATACCCTTGCTTGATTGCAGCGAGCAGCTCCAGAGATACATTATTAATGCCTGTTTCAGGAGATACCCAAATATTTATGGACATATCTTGGTTATCAATGATTTGCATTCTTAGACCTGAGCCAGCAAGTACCGTATCCAGAATATCTGGCAGGCTGTCATTCGTGCCATCCCAATTATTGATAGCAATTTTAGCTTTCAGGATAATTCGGTATGTGTCATCGCTCAGGCTGCTAAAGCCAGAGTCAGGATCGTATGGCCCCTGCCATATCCCTTTGTCATAGCCAAGGCCAGCCATGTCTAATGCAAAATAAACTCCTGATATGGGCTGATTTATAATGCGCGTCCGTCCTACCCATTCACCCAGCATATCAAGTTGAACCCCAGCGGCTTTATCAATATCAAAAGCCCCGATCAATACATTGATTATTAAAGATAAATCTATTAATGGCCTTGTTACAAGATCAATATGGTCAACGAATAATGGCTTCCCGCGATGATAGTTAGTAATAAGATCGGTATATTTACTCATGACGTCACCGTGATAGTAATATTATTTACCTCACAGCTGGCGTATTGGTTGTAGCCAATGGTGATATTAGCTGACGATAATGCCGATTCGCTGCTGCCCGCCTGCAGACCAAGAATGTCATAAAACTGGCTGTCCGTACTGTCGATGCCCGTGGTCAGGTTAGCCGGGGAATACAGTCGACTAATTAACACGCTATTACCAATACCCAGGCTATTAATATAGGCGGCCAGCGTCTTTTTTATCTTCTCTGCGACAGGGCTGGTATAACCCGTCAGCGCCTTCAGCTCCAGCGTCAGATAAATTGGCACCGCGACCGGGCGGGAAAAACTAATTGGCTGTGGTATACCATAGCTGTCGGAAATAGTGATGGTGGTATTACCGTAGGTACCAACGCCCAAAGATTTTTTTTTACGGACCACATCGGCGATTGCTGCCGCATCGCCACCTTTTACCACGGCCGAAATGGTATGCGCAGGCAGGCCGTTTGCGTCCGCGCTGTCGCTATCGTTCTGGTAGAGCTTGTGCTCCGTTACGCCAGCAATATTGGAAATCGCACCGTCCAGCGCATCTGAGGTCGTTAAGGCCGTCAGGGAGACGCTTTTCGCCTGCCTGGCCCGCAGTTCAGCATCTGTTTCGGCTGCGCTTCCCGTCGCGGCAGCGCCGGGGTTGGTGACCGCATTCCAGCCTCGGGTAGGCGTGTTAATTTGATTCACCGACCCTGCCCCCGCTGCTATTGCCCCACTGTCTGCACAGGTGGCGGTCACGGTTACCGAGCCTGTGGTCTCAATCGTCACAGTTGCCGGAAGATTCCAGATAACGTTGTTGCTGTCTCTGACCGAGCCATTAACGATGGTGGTGCCGGTTGTGCCGGTCAGCAACAGATCGACCGTCGAGTTGGTTGCCGGTTTGCGCATGATGCCGTTGATTTTTACATTACGCGTTAGCGCATCGCCCGTTGCCGTTGAAGGAGAAAACGAGTTGTAGCAGGCAATCGCCATGTTGTTAGCGTCGTGAATGGCCAGCGCTACAATCGCTACCATCTGACCGTCCTTGCTGTCCGGCTCCAGATACGCATCCGTACCATAAATTTGCCGAAAATAGCCGGTCAGCGTGCTGAGTATTGTCTGGTAATCGGGCGCGCCGATCCCCTGGGCCGTTATCGTTGCCGATAACCCCAGCCTGTCTGCATTGAGAGCCATTATGCCTCGCTTGTAATTGTCGCCGTACCGTAAAGCGTTTCCACCGTCACGGTGAAAACAGCCTGGCGGGATGATGAAATAAAAGTAGAGCTAAAGGCGAGAATTGACTTAACGCCTTCGGTTGCCAGAATGCGCTGGCGCAGCACCAGTTCCATCGCGGCACTGTTTTGCTTACCGGTTAGCGATTGCAGCCAGGGCGTACCTTCGGTGGTATCCAGAAACCACTGTCCGTACCAAAGCTGTAAACGGGTTTTAATCGCCTGCGCCACGCATTCCGGTGAATTGATCAGAAAAGTATTGTCCCCTTTGCCAAACGCGTAATCGCCGTTTTGGTCTTCTCGTCGATATCTCATTGTGGCCCCTTTGTATAGCTGCTTCCGCTCTGGATGCCGCCGTGGACGTGATCAAGCTGGCTAACGCCTTTTGCGACCTGATCGCCGGTTGAAGCGATCTTCCCGTTGACCTGAAGGTTGCCGTTCACCGTTAACAACGTGCTGGTGATGTTGACCTCACCGCTTTGCCTTAGCTCGATAAAGGCTTGGCCCTCGTCCGTGCGGATTTGCAAAGCTTCCGTACTGATGTTGCTGATTTTTTCTTTCTGTGACTGCGGCCCGACCAGCGCAAACGCGTCGGAAAGGTCGTGCTGGCGCGGATCGACCGGTTCCTGCACGCCGCCGTTTTGCCACCAGAAATCGATACAGCGATCGCTGAATATCACCAGGCACTCATCGCCTTTTTGCACAGGGAAAGTGATAGTGCAGCCGCCGCCGCGTGGGAAAACCACGGGAACGTCAACCAGCAGCGGTAAGCTGAGTGAAACCGGCTGGTCGCTGGCGTCGCGCCTGCTGCCCTTAATGGCTGGTTGCACAACGCAGGTGACGGTGTCGGGATCGAAAGACTGAATAATGCCGGGTAAAGCGACGCGTAGGGTTGAGGACACAGAGTCCGCTAAAGCCCGATACGCCTGCGCCTCCCCGCCGATAACTGACTGGATAGAAACTGGCATAAAAACTCCAGAGCCCGCTGGGGCAGAATGTTACGAATGCGTGGTGCTTTCCAGCGGCGTCTGCTTATCGCGCACCACGCAGGTTAAGGTCATATACCAGTTTGTCCCTCTGGTATCGCCCAGATAGCTGATGCCTTTGACGATATAGACGCCGTCCGCAGAAATATCCGCAGGCAACTTGCCTTGCTCATCCCCGGCTTTATTAGCCTGATGCTGTTTCTCGTCTCCCTTTGCGGCCGCTTTATTTACCGACTCCATCGAATAATACGTCTGGCTAAGCATGGCCTGATTAACCTGCACCAGGCTATGCAGGCTGATAGTGGGATTAATCAGGCATTTAAGCGTGATGCCTTCCGCAGTTAACGTGGGTGATGCCACCATCCCGGTCTGGCTGTTGAGCACGGTAATGCGGTTAACGTAATTCTCTTCCGGCACCATTTGCAGCTTGCCGTCAACAAACTGCCAGCTTGCCCGACACTGAGCGGCAACGTTATCCATCGCCTGAGCGGTGGTTTGATAAAACACCCGACCACGCGGAAAGCGGGTTGTCGGCATTTTTCCCGTCGCGCCAGCGGTCACGCCATAAGGGTTAAAACTACGCATCATTAACGTATGCAGCGTGGCGGGCTCGTAGCCAGCGGCTACGGTAGTGTTTAGCGAGGCCTCCATCACCGCTTTGTGGCCGTCAATGGCCTGAATTTTTAATACGCGATCGACGCCGTTAGCGGTGCCCGTTCCGCTTTTATCGAGCCAGGCATAGCGAATTTCGCCGCTAAAAATCTCGCCGTAGTGTTGTTCTTCGGCCTGAACGGGCGGATTCTCCTGCACCTTACCCACCATCCAGGCAGGCACCACCGGGATGGTTTCCTGGTCACTGCTGTTGGCTTCGGGCGTCACCCCGCTGTAGCCAGCGCTCACGCGCAGCTTTTTATATTCTCCGCGCATGATGGCGTTACTGGTTGCCTGGCTCAGGTTATAAACGGTAATTACCGCGCTGCTGCCGCTGCTTGCCACATCCGTGTCAATTTTAAACTCAACTTTTAAATCGCTAAGCCTGACGGACTCTTTGTTATCTTCCAGCAGGATTTCAAAATAGCGCATCCAGTTAATGCTCATAGCGCCTCCGTAACGAGGCAAAGATGGGCGGAATAACCGAGTTCGTACTCGCCTGGCGCGTCATTTAACGTGGTGTCGGATAATACCCACAGGCCGAAACCCAGCTGCAAATAGGCATATTGCGCTAATAAATCTGCACCCGTGATTAAGGGGATGCCGGTAATGATGGCCGCTCCGTTGCCGTCATTGAGATCGAGAAACCAGCTATTTTCCCGCCAGAGGATCCGCATCTGATAGTTGATGTTATTAATCGAGATATCAAACTGTTGATTATCGGGCGTCAGGGGTATTTCAGTAATTTTCATTAGCTGCCCCCTCTTATCAGCGAAACGTTCGTCGGACCTGGCTTAGTCACTTTCTTGCCGTTATGTTGCACGGCAGACGTCGCTGCGCCCTGGGTCATATTTTCTTTTTCTGCACTGTCCGTTGTGCGGGTTTTGGTTATTAAAACTTCGGTTAACACCAGCGAAGCAAAAAGCACATTTTCACTTTTTGTATCCGTGGTGACGGTTAGCTGGTTAATTAACATGTTGTTATATAATCGCTTACCCGTTACCACGCTCAACGGCTGCCTGTTGCTTTGTAGATCCCGCAATTTTTGATAGCTTTCCGCTGGGCTTAAATAAGCCTGAAGGCCAAAAGCGGTGGTATCCATAAAATCGACCAGTGAACCGCCGCCGGAAAAGCCAACCTCCATAATTAACGTCGCCGGCTCCATACAGGCGTGATCGGTAATATTCGCGCCGGACTCCACCGGATGCGAGGTCAGGGTCAGTTTATCCGTGTGGGTTTCTTTGATGACCACATCAGGAATAAGCAGGCCGATCTTGCGTTTTTTCTGCATAAAAAGCGTGGGGGAAAAGTCCATCATACGGGCACCCTTCTTAATTTCTGTACCAGAAGCGAATTAACGTCGAACTGACCGTCAGCCACTTTTCTGGCCGCCAGGTGCGGGTCACTAACGCCCTGCACATAGATATTGGTTTCCTGCTGCACGCCCACAGAATTATCCATCGTTGCTGACCCTGTTTCATTTTGCCAGGGCGCACGACCGGTTCTGCCTGACGGCATCATGCCCATCATATTGTCGAGGGTGGAAAGGCCCATAACGTTGTTCAGAATGCGAACGTGCTGCTCGCTCAGTGGATTTGCCGCTGCCTGTGAGATCGTAAAAGGATGTGACGCGTTGAGCATGTCCTGAGTATCTTTGTCCGATATAATCCGCAGTTTGCGGAGCAGGCTCCAGACGGGACTGTTCGCCACTTTATTCGCGATATCCGTAAAAAAGCCGTTAAAATATTCCTTGACGCGATCTACCGCGCCGGTCATGGCCGGTGACCAGTTTCCGGACATAAAAGCGGCCAGCGTTTGCAGACCGTTTTTCCAGTCAAGCGTGCCGTCCTTCAGCTTAGTGAATTTGTCCAGCAGCCAGCTCAGCGCATCTTTAGCCGCATTAATGCCTGGTGCCCAGGCCCCCCAATCGATAAATGTCTTTCCGCCCTCCTGCCAGGTCTTGTAGCTGTCATAGAGAGCAAAAAGCCCGGCTGCCAGCGCTATCACAATGCCAATCGGCGACATTAAAAAAGCGCTGTTCAGTACCAGCCATGCGGCGGCTACTGCGCCCAGCGCGCCAATCAGCCCCTGCGTAGTGTCATCCAGAGAGCCCCACCAGCTGCTTAGATCGGCTATGGCCTGAATAAGGCGAATGGCTACATGCTCGCCTGTTTCGGCCAGCCACAGCAGTAAGGTGACCGCGCCATCCAGCACGCGCTGTACGTCCGGAGCATTATCCAGCAGCTGTTTGCTCAGGTTATCGAAAATATCGCCCAGCCCATTCGTCAGTCGCCCGCTGCTTTTGGTTTGCAGCAGCTCCACCACCTCGTCAAATTTACGCTGAGCCGTCATAAAATGGTCGGAACCGGAAACGGCAGTAGCCATGTTGACGCCGACGGAAGCGGAAAGCTGGTTATAGTCGCCGATAAACTTCCCAAGCCCGTTTTGCATGGCAACCAGCACATCGGGTTCCAGTCCCAGCTGCTTAGCCGTTTCCAGTGCCTGAGACTGCGGCAGTGCGCCAAGCGTGTTGCTGGCGTCACTGAAAATCTCGCTGCTCGCTTTCATCTGCCCACTGGCGTCGCGCGTGTTTACGCCTAATTTATTCAGGCGCGCCTCCGCACCTGGCGTGGTCAGCATCGCTGAGGCTTTAGCGATAGCCTCATTACTCAAGCCGGTTTGTCCGGCACCATACTCAAGCGCTTTCAAATCGCCGGCATCCATTCCGGCATTTTTCGCCCTGGTGCCGAGCTGCTCCAGGCGACTGGCAAACCGGTTGATGTATTCCACCAGCGCTTTGCCTGCATGTTCGACCGTCTGTTTGATTTTCTGCAAATCGAGCGCTTTTGCCGTCTGGTCGTTGCTTTGAAAGTCAGGCTGCTGGATCAGCTGCCTGACTTTCTGCCAGCCGGTGGCCTCCGCCGCCAGCTGATTTTCCAGCACCATCAGAAAATTTTTTGTATTTTCAGCGTTCATTGGCCTGTTTCCATTGCTCAATGCGGTGTTGATTATCCGCTTTCAGATCCAGCCAGTCGTTCAGGCGGCCAATATCCGCCAGATCCACTGAGCCATCCTTGAGCGCGGTGTAGCTGATAAGCCCGGCCTCTACCGGGCGCATCAGAAAATCTTCCCCGTCAGGAAGCGTTTCCAGCATCAGGCCGCTGTCGGGTCGGCAGTCTTGTTGACGGGGAGTTCGGGCAAAAAATCACCCAGCGAATCCTCCACTACCCGCAATACCAGCCTGAGCATGGTGGGCAAATCCAGATCGTCGAACATCAACACGCCCTGAGAGAAGATCGGCACCCAGCCTTTTCCCTGCTGCCGGGAGACCACGGCAAGGCAAGGATGCAGAATCGCATTGGTATCTTCCTCGCTCATATTCGCCAGCGACTGGGCAATGGCCGGCAGGGCTTTTTCCAGCACCTGGAAATAGTCGCCCGCTGCCGCCGCAGATTTCACCGTATTGATGTCCGCCAGCAGGCCAGCCAGCAGCGGCAGAAGTTTTCGTGAAACCTTGAGCTGCTGAAACACATCCAGTTTTGCAATGCGGAAAGGGATTTCGTTAAGCGTAAACTCCATCGATTAATACTCCCCGATAACCATATCGACTTTGATGCAGTCGAAAACCCAGGCGGTGGTGCCGCCCTCTTTGGCAAATTTACGATCGGGCAGCTTCTGAAAGGCGACGCCGCGCGCGGTAATAATTTCGCCGGAAGAACTATTGCGAATAACGATAATATTTTTCCCCCAGGTTGAAGAAAGCTGGCTCTGCGCGTTATAGGCCAGGGAGAGCTTTTTGTTTACCGGCGAAGTTTGCAGTAAATTAATGGTGATTTGACCGGACTTGCCCGGCAGTAAAGAGTTCATCCCTTCGCCATCAATACCCAGCGTCATGCTGTTCTTACTTTCCTTCATGGTCACGACGATACCTTCCTCTGAGGTTCCAGAGCCGCTGCCCAGATCGAACGCTACGCCAGGGCCGGTAAAAGATGCGGTGACATCCATAAATGAGTATGCAGACATAATTATTTTTCCTTATCGAACAACATTGATTTGAACATCGGCGTAGTGCACGGCACCGGCCAGTTTGCAGGCAACCTGAATCAGCGGCGCTTTACGCGCTTCGCGATCGGCCTGCGCCTGCAGCGCCAGCGGCTGCGCATACGCGTAATAACCTTTAGTCAGCGTGTCGCCAGCGGCCAGTTGCCCAATCGCGCCGCCGTTCCAGACGCCTGGCGCAATCAACCCGTTAGTCACGGCCTGGTCCATAGAGGCTTCCACGTTGCTTAACAGCCTGGTGATGCCCGCTTCGGTCTGCGGGATCTTGCTGGTTGAGGTATAAAGCAGGTTGTAGAGATTGGTCTGCACGTAGTTTTGCAGCCAGTCCAGCCCGTGGCGCTCATCGAAGAAGTCGCCGTTAGCCATCACGCCCTGTTGCAAAATGGCGCTGTCATTGGCAAACAGCACATAGGCATTGGCCCGTTTGCTTTCAAGCACGGCGGCCTGGCTGGCGCTTAGCGTTTCGTAAGTGACGCCCGGCTCCGTTTTGAATTTCAGCGTCAGCGTGGTGTTGCTGCCGCTAAAGTTGACGGTAAAGGCGCGCGCAAATGCCGAAACGGCGGCAAAGCGACTGTGGGTGGAATACTGCACGAAAGTGCGCGCATAGCCCGCTGCCTTAAGCCGTGCCGCCAGATCGGTGGTTGAGGTGGCGCTGAGCGTGGCTTCGCTGGCGGTAGTGACGGCGAAAACGCGGCTCTGGCCAGCGGCTTCAATGGCCGCCGCAACGGCCAGGATATCCTCATCGCTGACCACATCATCTGCTGCGGTCGCTACGGCAAGCCCGTACCAGCTGGCGTATTCAAGCGCGGCGTTCACGGCCTCGGCTAGCGTTTCCGTTTTGCCTTCTTCGCCAGAAGCCAGCGTTTTCGCCCAGCGGCCAATGTAGAGCTGCTGCGGCTGCGGCGACTGGGAAAAATAGAGGGAAGCGGCCTGATATTCGGCGGAATCCAGGCCGAAATCCGTGCCGATATCGGCGGCACTGGTATACAGGCGCAGGCGTTCAGTCAGCGGAATAACGGTCGACGTTCCCATAATCAACATGGCGCCAAAATTACGGCCTGCTGTCGCAGCGGGTGACATAATAATGTCGACGTTGACGATTCCGGATAAAGGTAGTCCTTGAGGCATGTTTTATTCTCCAAAAATAGTTACCGGCGTTGCCACCAGCGAATGAATTCCGTATTCACGGACAATTTTGCGAACCAGAGTGACGGTCATTTCGTAACGCCGTTTCCGGGTGTCATTAATAAGCTCGGATGCGGTCGTCAATGGGCTGCACTCCCTGATACCGAGCGATAACTGCTGTAATTGCGCATGATTTTGCGACAGCTGGCTGCCGTCCCGAAAACGGGCGGCGTAGCGTTGTGCGGCAGAACCATAAAAATGCAGCAGGCATTCAATAATTTCGTTTTGATAAAGCTCTGCCTTTTCCTCCTGTTGATTAACCAGCGCAGCATCGCCTTCGGTGGAAATTTTATTAAGCGTAAAAGCGCAGCTGTTTTCGCTTGCTGTAATAACAGAAGAGAAATTCGCACTATCTACGGAAATAATATAATTCTCATCAAGACCGCAAATGCCCTGAACCAGTCCTTTAATATATTCTTCCAGAGTATTGTCATAAGCGGGATCGTCGCTAACGGGCGTCAGCCATCCCGCAGTTTCACTGCTGTTATTATTCAAACCACCTCCTTTTTATTTCAGGCACTGCTGACGGATATATTCCTGCAGGCCCGCAATCTGTATTTGCGCGGTATTTATTTTTTCCCTGAGAGTGAAATAATGCCGTTTAACGGCGTCATCAGGTCCGGGGCTGGCTGCATCAGCCATGCCGGTGGTGCCGGGCGCGGCGCTGCTGTGACAACCGGCGGCGAACTGCAGCCTGCGCTGGCCAGAAGCCACATCGCGCTCAAGCTGGCGGATATTTTCTTTAGCCTGCTGCGTTTGCAAAACATATTTTTTATCCAGGGCGGCGTTTTCATTAACCCGCTGCCGTAAGTTCTCCAGCTGCTGCTGCTGTTGGCCGAGTTGATTACGCGTCTCTTTATAATGAACGTAGTAATAATGCGCCGTTTGCGCAGCGGCCATTGCAGCAACAAAAAGAACGACAAGAGCTATTGTTTTAGCGTTCATTTATTTCATTACTGAACTTATTCGCTTATCAGAAATAAGCCAGCTTCCTGTTAACGCCGTTAATTTTAACCGTGATATAGCCTGCTGGCGTTGCGGTCGAGGCTGGCGCATCGGCAACCGCCGTTGCCAGCGTGACGACGCTGCTGTCAAAACCATAACCGGCTGAGCCGTTGTGAAAGTTCATTACCGTGGACAGCTTGACGCGGTTATCGGTGTCCAGATCGGTGACTTCCGAGAAGTCAGCGCTGAACAGCGAGCATTCCCCGGCTTCGAACCGCGATGGCCCGGTCGTTTTCAGATTGACGACTACGTCTCCACACTGCGCTTTGAGCTTAATCCAGACTTCACCATACAGGCCTTTGCTGTCGCTGGTGCGCACAATGCAGTCCGTCACGCCCGCATCGCCTTCATAATGCAGGTTGCCGCCAACCGAGCTGGCGCCGCGATAAAGATTTAAATAAGCCTTACCGCAAACGTTGGTCAATAAAGGCGCGTCCGTAGGCAAGGTAACGGTATCCCGCAGCGTTTTACCGTGCATTTCCAGATGCCAGTGCTGGTTGGCGTGTGGGAAGAAGAATTTGCCGACGCGGAACCATTTATCAGCATCGGTGCTGTTGCTGACCCGATAGCCGGAATACCATCCCGCCTTCAGCGAGCCGGTCATTTCCGTGCCGAAGTTTTCATCACGACGCCAGCCATATTCATAGCCGGAGAGCCAGGAAGTACCTGCCTTAGTTAAATCCACTTTCCCGCCCGACTGTAGACTCAACCCGCGGATCGTCGCTCTGGTGTAGTTGAGCTTCAGGGGATTATCTGAAGATTCAATGCTTAGCGCGTCAATAATCCACTGGCCGTTGCTCAAATCGCCCGGATAGCGGGTATGCTCAATCCAGACGTTGTGGATCAGGCCCTGGGTAACGCGCGGCATATAGAGCGTGGCGTCGGCATAGCCTTTCTGGAAATTACAGTTTGATAGCTCTACCGCCGTAGAGTGATCCCATTTGCCCACCAGGGAGTCAGACCACTGAATGTCAAAGACGCGGGCATAGGTAGTACTGCTGTAAATCTGATCCAGGCGCGTATCCAGCGTGTCCAGAAGCTTGAACGCGGAGCCGCCAATCTTTTCAATACGGCAGCAGGTAATATTGACGTATTCCCCTTCGATAACGGTATTTTCAAAAAACGGCTGGGTGTTGCTGACCATAGCCGCAGTGATAACATCCGTATTGGTGGTAGTGTCCGCCTCGGCCTGGCCATCCCAGAAGATCCCGCGAATGGCCGTACGGCGTGCCGCAACCTTGAATACCGTCGCGGCCGATTTATCAGAGATAATAATCGTGCGTGGCGAAATGCCGTATTCGCCGTCGTCGCCGTACAGGCTGAAATAGTTGATTTCACCTTCGCCGGTAAGATCGACCGGGTTAACCAGGAACTTGCCGGCAGGAAAACGAATGCCTACGCCATGCACGGGATTTTTTGTGGTATCGCTTACCGGCGAGGAGAAAGCCTGGCCCCACTTATACATATTTACGCAGGCGTCGTGGTTAACCGTACCGTTATCCGCATCAAAGCTGCTGTCTCCACGCAGCCGCTTGCCGCCGAAATGATAGATATTAATATCCTCGACGTTATCGATAATACGCTTCCAGTAATAACCGCCGCTGGTTGCCACTGCCATAGAGCCGCCGTCATCCGCCGATGCCGCTACTTTATTATCAAGAAAGCCAACAAAGCGACCGCCGCCCTGAAAAGTGGAGTCCTTATCGTAATAACGTTTCAGCATGGCAATTTCACCAGAAGCGGAAGGCTGCGTGGTACGGAGTTCTGCAAATGAATTAACTTCAATCATCTTGATTTCCTTTATTAAATAAATTATAGAAAATAGTTGTCATAGCGAGCTGTAAACTACAGTCCGCTGTTAGTTAGCGCGATGGTTTATGATAAAAAAAGCCTGGCTTCACGCTGCCTGCGCGCGAGAAGAAGATCTGAATGATTACCCGCTCTTTTCCACAGCAGCATTGCTGCGGCACCTGCCTGATAGTCTCCTTCGTTTATTTTTTTCAGCACGGTTGATTGAGAAAAAGCATGAGTACCGATATTAAAAACCAGGCTACATAAAGCGTCATACTGATTCTGCGTCAGGCTGATCTTTACCTGTTCGTTTATGACTTTTTCAGTTTGCGCAATATCGGCCAGCAGTAATTCGAGCGATTGCTCAACGGTAATACTCATTCCATCGATAATGGGCTGGTTATTAATCAGTCCCGTATGGCCTACACCGATGGTTAATATGCCGCGGCTGTCACGGTAGGCGATAAGCCGCTCCCCCTCTTCCTGTTTAATAAACCGGATGCCGTTACGGCTGATTTTCATTTAGTCCTCCCGTTTTGCGATTTATCCACCCCTTTATTTTATCGCTGATATAATCATTGCCGACATAGCCAATATAAACAGCAAAAACCTGTGCGGCGGCATCAGGCAGCGTCCAGTTAAGCAGTGCGCCAACAACCTGAAGCGTTGGCGCGGCGAAAAAAGCCAGCGCGCTACATGACACCGCGTCAAGTACGCGCTTGCTCCAGGATGCTCTGGCATAAGCGCTGCGTAAAAGTGAAAACATTGCGGCAATACCGGCATATCCCCACTCCGTTTTATGGCTGTAAAGCCAAAGGCACAAAGTAGCCCAAAAGCCTGGCTCCTGTGGAAACATGCTTTAAATATGGTCTCCTGTTTAGTCAGAGCGACGAAGAATATATTTGATGGCTTTTATTATGGTTTTTTATTAATCCATTTATTACGGCGAGATGGAACAACAGCTCTTTTCGTATTTCCATGCTGCTACACTACGGCACAGAATTCGTTACGAAAACCTTTATTTTAAATTTTCACGAAAAAAAAAGACTTCATCAAATAACACTAATCGTCGTATCTGACAGCCTGCCTTCGTCAGTAAGCAAAAGTTCATGCTATTACTTTACGACATGAATTTCGTTACGAAAACCCTATTTAAAAAATAATCATAATCTACAGACATAAAAAAAGCGCCCCCCTTTACCAGAACGGTATCGGCCTGAGCGCATTGTTATAAAATAGCAGGTCTGAAGAAATCTAAAAATCCATGTTGCTAATTTACCTGCGATAATTCGTTACGAAAAGCATTATAGAAATTTTTTTGCTGTTTATTAAATCCGGTTTAAAAAAGCGAAAGGGAACCGGGCCGATTTTACTCAGCTATTATAATAGGTATGCTTTATTACCGTTTTGTAAATAACGGGATTTTACCAGGCGTCCATTTCCAGCTCCGCCTCACTCATAATGATACAAGCATCGATAAAGGTTTCCGCAATCATAAGCTGATTCCTTATTTTCCCTTCCGAGCATTTCTTCTGCCGGGCAATCGCCGATTTTGAAATATTATAGATATAGTGCAACTGCAGCAGTTCGACCTCTTCCTGCCGTCCTACCTTATGCAGTTTGGCTATTGCTGCATCAACGATTAACCCATCGCTGTCGCTGCACGAAGGCCGCGATCTTTTGTCGTCCGGCAACAAAGCCTTAAAACCCGCCGCAATTCGCGACCAGTCCAGCTGGCTTCCTTCTGCCGCCGCCCAACCCCCCCAACGCTCCAGTACTTTTTGAATATCACGCATTAACCGACCTCCTTTTCTTCTCTCATTTTCGGAACCTGCCCGTACAGCAGGATGACTTCAGCAGCGGGCTATACTAAAATGCATAGCATCAAACCAAATCCGCTTTGATACAGCTTATTTTAATGCAAAAACGCATAAATGCAATGCCATTGCTAAACAAAAAGGAAGGAGAGATGGTTTTCGACATCGAGGTATTCAATAACAACATCAAGTATTTAATGGAAAAAGAGGGGATCGGCAGCGTCACTGAACTCTCCAAGAAGGTTAATCTACAGCAGTCGACGCTACATCGGTTGCTGACGGGAGAAGTTAAAGATCCTAAGTACACCACGCTTAAGCATCTTGCAGATTACTTTCAGGTTTCGCCTACGGATCTGATCGAGCAGGATCTCCAGTCGGCCAAACACAGCAACATAGCAGAAGTAGCCGGGAACCTGCACTCGCTGGTGCTGCATAAGGTGCCCGTTTTAGGTAATACCCAACTTGGCCACGGCGGCTACTGGAGCGATATGCAATATCCTGTCGGCAACGGTGATGGTTTTTTGCGCTGGCCATCCTGCGATCGCGATGTTTATGCGCTAAAGTGCGTCGGTGATTCGATGATGCCAAGGATTAAGGAAGGCGAGTTTGTGATTGTCGAACCCAATCAGAACTTTCATCCGGGTGATGAGGTACTGGTGGTGACCAGCAATGGTGAAGTGATGGTAAAAACCTTTCTGTTTAAGCGGGACGGCTACTATCACCTGCTGCCGGTTAATGAGGATCATGCGCCAATTCGGCTGCCGGTGGAGGAAGTCACGCAGATGCAGTATGTCGCGGGTATTGCCAAATCTTCGCTCTGGCATCCCTGAAGACGTTTAAACAGTTTTAACCTGCGGATGAACGGGCGTGGGAAACCGCGGCCCGGTGTGTTAAATTACGCCCCTTCTCCGACTATGGGTATTAGCGTCATGGCTTTATTAATCACCAAGCGCTGTATCAATTGCGATATGTGCGAACCTGAGTGCCCAAACCAGGCAATCTCAATGGGCGAGGCTATTTATCAGATTGATGTCAATCGCTGTACCGAATGCGTCGGCCATTATGATACGCCAACCTGCCAGCAGGTTTGCCCGATTGATAACACGATTATTACCGATCCGGACTGCGTGGAAAGCAGCGACAGCCTGTGGGATAAGTTTGTGTTGCTGCATCACGCCGCGTCCTGA